CTTATCACGCAATCGGCGCGATTTTGCAATAACCGGCGCATTCTTCTTCGTCTTGCAGCCGTGGCAAGATTTGCAGAGCACCCGGCAGTTATCCAGCCCGTTCCCGCCGTCAAAATAATCCTCTATGATGTGATCATATTCGACATCGCCGGGCCGCAATGGCTTGGTGCAGTTCTCGCAATGGCCGGCTGCTCGATCCCACGCCGCCCGTTTGGTCGTCTTGGAGAACTCAAGCCTTGCCATCGAATAGCTCCGGCATGTATCGCTTAGCAGCTTTCAGGAAAGCGTGCCGAAAATCATCGTCGGCATCTTTCAAGAATGTTGCCATCGCAATCGGATCAGCTTTGACAAAAGTCATATGTTTGCGATCGCCGACCCGGATGTCTATGCTGACATCATTTTCGCCTAACATCGGAAATAAATTCGTGTTGGCTTCACGTTTCGCGCTATCGTTTGTCATCGCTTCGCCTTGGGTATTCGTTGGCCGCCATCCAGTCGGCTATGTCGGCGCGATCCAGATGCGGAAATGCCATACACATCGCATCCAAATGCGCTCCCTGTCGTGCCCGTCCGTGCATCCGGTCGAGTAGATCCGCACGCTCCACCATATAATCAAATTCGCTCACGTGGTCGTTTCTCGGGCCGGTTGGACCTGGCGGGCCAACGAGGCGCCAGTCCTGACACCCTCCACCATTCACTAGCACAGAATGCTCTGGGTTTTTTCTTTCCGCCATTGAGAACATACTCCCTCACCATGTGCATCTGGCCGGGTTCTGTGATGTTCCATAGCACGCAAACATCCTGCCAACCCAGCCCGGTCATTATCCCGTGCCAATATTTGCCATCTGGCATCTACGCTACCTCACATTGACTCTGCAAAATCTCATCGCCGGATATTCCAAGTTCGCGACCAATCACTATCGAAACAGCATCGTTTAAAGCACAGAACGTGCTATGACCCATCTGCGCAAATGCGATCGAATGAGGTCGATATATTGTTACGCGATGCGGTCCTGTGATCCTGATGAAAACATCATCCTTATCCTGTTTGGCGGCTTTGGCAATTGTCTCGGCGAGAATAACTAGATCGCCGATAGGGATTTGTGCCGTGATATGAGATTGATCGGCGTATCCGGCCTTGGCCGTGAGCCATCGACGTAGATGATCGCGATTGCGTGGTGTAAACTCGTGACCTTCGCGCCAGTTGTCGTGTGCGGCTTTCATCATTGCAAAGAACCGCTTATGCTGTTCGGGTGATCGGGGCTTGTGCTTTTGCAGTCCGCCGCAATCATCGTATCCGTGAGGGCATGTCATGCTGCAACCTCTCTCGCGTACTTGGCCTTGAGGTCCGCGACCATCAGAGATGTCTCAAAAAGGAATTGGGAAACAGCCATTTCCATTGCCGCAATCGCTGCATCATCTCTTTGCAGGCGGCGGACATACAAGGCCATGTCAGTCGGTAGACGGGGATCATACGAAACGAAGTCGCACCACTGGCGACCAGTGCACGCCATTTGCCATTGCATTTGGCGAACATAATCACCGTCGATCTTGTCGCTTAAAAGCGTTTCGATGTGCGTGTGACTGGCTGGACATTTGAACTCGGCAAGGCCGTTGTCGCCAATCAGTGCATCAGGGGAGGCCCCTGCCATTTCTATGGTCGGATGGTCAACAAAGGCGATGCGGTCGCACTGAGCGCCGCATATAAATGCATAGGCGCTAACAGCTTCCGCTTCAACTTCGTTGCCTCTTTGCATTTCAGCAGACTTGAATGATTCGTAAGGCACACCGGTAAGGCGCTCAGCTACCAGCTCTCCCATATACCTAGCGCGTGAGGCCGATGGGGCGCCGCCGCGCCCCGATCGCATCACATCCGCAACGCGGCTGGCTGTAACCTTGCCACAGCGCATTGCATGCCACTCTGGCGTGCCTTGCTCAATCATTGCCAGCCTCTTGCTTTGCAAGATTGGCTTTGCGCCGGTCAATCATCGCCAGCGCCTTTGAATATTGAGCGGCGGGCAGGTCGCTTACCTTGTCAATTCGGAAATGCTGACAGAAGCCTGGCATGTCCTGTCCGTCTTCCGACAGAAGAGCCTTCAGGTGTTCCGATTGATCATCGGTGATGCACTCAGTTGGCGCGTTTCCATCTGGGTCCTTCACTTGGATATTGAACACGCCGCAGGTTGCATAGCGGCGTCCGTAGGTCATTGTGGAGCCGTAGGCCTGGACGGCAGTCTTGTTGACTGTTCCCTTTGCTCCGGTATCGTCGATGGGTACGTTGAACACATAGGTTTCTGCGTGTCCGCCCGAGTGAGAAGCGCGGCAGAAAATACTGATGCAACCTTCTTTGGTGGCCGAACATTCAGAAAATGAAAGTCCGAAACCGTGCTTATGGATAGCAGGCAGGGCTTTGTCGGCGATCGCATAAAGATCAGCATATTTCGACTTTGTGTGGGTGTTTTCCTGATTGCGAACGACGGTCTGCATCTCAGATTGTGCGGCTGCCATTGAAGCATTGTAAGCCTCGACGGCTCGGCGTTCCTGTATGCGCTCATGCATTTGGAACAGCCGCTCCATCTTGTCGATGTCTACGTTAGGATCTGATGCGGCGCGCTCGATCATGTTGATTAGAGCGGCGCTTTCACTCTGCGGCTGTTGAACGATCTTGCCGGTTTCTTTGTTGAGAACTGCAACGTCTGTCATCACTCTCCCTCCGTCTGCGGCAGTGCCGGCGGTAATGCCATGCTTTCCAATAGCTCAAAACAGCTGAGCTTCTCGGTTTCCTTCATCCATCGCTCACGCAGCGCTTTGCGCCGGTCGATGCGCTCTGTTATTTTTGCCTCAAATTGATCGCGCTCATATTCGAGGCTCTTGATTATTTCCGCTACTGCAGACTGCATTACTCATCTCCCAAATATAACGATGCCGACGGCGCAGACCAGGAGCACCCCGTATATCAACACCCGGCCGCGCCAGCCGACATCATCCCTCAAATCCATTTCGGCAATCCAAGAATTAGCCACGTCGCGACGGCGATGAGGAAGCCTGCAACTCCAAACTGAACGTATTTGATGAGCGTTTTTTGGGTTTGCCGATCCAGTCTAAGACGTGCCATGCTGCGCGCACTCCGTACTCCGCTAAAGTGATAAGGATGAAGACGCCAATCAACGTGGCGATTCCGCAAATACCAGCAATGAAGCCAGCACTGCGAACGATTTCAATCAGAAGCTCAACCATGGCTTCATTCCTCGCTTACTTGAGGGGTATTATCCAGCACATTGACGATTTCCTGTGCGACAGCATACAGCTGGTCATCGGTGGCGCCCGGCCAATTAGGGATGTGTCTCGAAAGAGAAAGCGTGAGCTGGATTTGCACCAAGTCATCAGCGGAAATCTCCCAGTCGGCACCGTCAATCTGAGATTGATATGATCGATGCGCAATTTCGCTCGTCATTGGTAAATCCTTTCCGCTGCAAGACAAGCAGCCATCTCAGATGTTGTTACAATGACCGGCGTCCATGGATCGGAATAGCCAACCCACTGGCGCCCATCAAAGAGGTATTCGCGACCGCGGAACTTCACGCGATCGCCTTGTGCCGGCATCACAGCACCATTCGCTGAAATTCATCCTGGCTCATGATCGGATCTGACGGCATGTTTTCGAATGCCGGATTGTCGTCGCGTATCATCTCGAGCTCGCGATCGCCGAGGCTTCCCGCCAATGTGGCGCGCACGAATCTCGACATCATATCGGTGCCAATTTCTTGCGGTGGGATATCGTCGGTCCAGAACTTTACGGCTTCGGCGTGCATCGTGAGGCCGTTGTCATCGGTCCAAATGCGGGCTTCGATGTAAAGGCAGTAGTCGCCGGTTTCAAACTCTGATGACTGCATCTGGAAAGTAAACGGTTCATATGCTTCGAACATTGCCCTGTCCTCAATACGGTTTCTCGACTTTGCCTTGATCTTGCAAGCTGCGCACTTTGAATAAACTGTCCAAAAGGTCGTCCATGTGCTTGCCAAGTTGCGCGCGCATCCCGTCTTTGAGCGCGCCAGTCACGTTGACAGCTGCATCTTTCATGCTTTTGGAAAAATCGTCGGCGCATATGCTCATCATCACCCATTCAGCCCGAGTAACTGACGAGTAAGACGAATCGGTAGGCTTTCCGGACTTGGGGTCAACACGAGCTGACCAGAAGGCCGATACGATACGGTCCAGTTCGCGGCGTATCGTTGTGTGATCGCCTTTTGGTTGCCCCCATTGGTCAATGGTGCGATATTCGCGGTCAAAACCATTGTTCACGGCATCAGCGATTGCATCGTTTATTAGCTGTTCACCGCGTTGTCGAAATGCATCGTCGATCTTGCTATTTATGGCAGCGGTTATCTTTTCGTGAAAGTCGTTCTGATCCAGCAATTCAGCGACTGCATTTTCAACTACAGCCGCTTCAATTTTTGCCCGGTCTAGTTGCATTGCCCTGTCCTTCAAAGGAGCCCGGCTAGATGATTGGGGAACCTCTAGCCGGGCAGTTGGGCGATCCGCTGTGGGCCGGATCACCTGGGGAGGAAACCGCTGGAGAGAAAGCGGCTTCGGGAAACTGATGGTGAGGACCGGGCCCCGCTACCGGTCTGTCGCCTCCTACCCCCAAAGGGCAGCCCGGCGTCCATCCCGGTCCTCTATCGGAGGCTGGCGATCATCCTGGAGAGATTACGACTGCCTCCGATGCAATGACATTGCGTCATATAATCCGGCATGTCAAATCTTTTTTCTCCACCCTGTGGAAAAAATTTCACTAAGAGGATTTTTATTGAACATGACGCGAAGTCAGGATATACACAAGCACATGAACACCTGGCACGATTTAATCAGAGCGTGGGGCGGTCCCATCGCATTCGCCGAATCTATCGGCGTATCTCAGGACGCCGCGCTGCAAATGTCCAGCCGCAACAATGTACATTCGCGACATTGGGCGGTTATTGTGGCACGCGCGCCTCACGCGGGAGTCGATGGTATCACTTTCGAGCTGCTGGCATCTTTGCGTTGGGGGAGGCAGGCGAAGGCCCAATCCATGTTTCGCAAGCGACCGCAAGCCGAAGCGAATCAGGTAGCTGTGTAAGTTTGCTGGCGCCGGGGTTCCCTTCCAGGCGATGGCGGCGCGTCTGACTAAGCAGAGAGGGATGATCCGGCCCGGCGCTTGCCGCTTCCGAGCGGGAGACACATACCCGGCAAATTGTCCCATCGCCGTCAACCATCAACGGGGAGAAAAATGAGCATCCGTCAGCAGATTAGGGACATGATCGAAAGCGGTCTGAGCAATATCGAAATCGCTGAAATCATCGGCCGCACGCGGTCATATGTGGCAGCGGCGCGCTGCCAGCTTAACATACCGAGCGAGAGCGGCCGGAGATCAAATTTTCAAGGAAACAGCGTTTGGTCTGCCGATGCCGACAGGTACATGAAGCACGCGGTTAGTCGCGGCATGTCACGGAGGGAGGTTGCGGAAAAACTCGGCACGACCAAGAACGCCGTTATTGGCCGCATGCATCGCCTTCGCCAAAAAGAAAGCGCCCCGGCAGGGAGTTAGCCGGGGCGCTTCCGTGTAGTTCTCACAGGGCAATGTGATTGGATATCAAATGCCACAAATGAACACATCATGCAATCCCCTTCCGCAACTGGCGGGGGATAAGTCATGAGCGGGTACACAAAAACATACCGCTCGGTATTCAGCCATGAGTTATTCGCGGGCGATGAATTTTCGCGGCGTGATGCGTGGCTTTGGATCATATCGCAAGCAGCCTGGAAACCGCATAGATTCCGCCACAAAAAGAAGATGATCGACATTGCTAGAGGTCAACTTCCGGGTGCTCGCCGGCACCTAGCAGAAGCTTGGGGATGGGGAGAGCAGCGGGTTCGGACGTTTCTTGATGAACTGGCTACAGAAGGAATGATTGAACTATCTTATAACCAGCAACTAACCATCATAAACGTTTGTAATTACGATGAGTTTCAGGATGAACTCAAAGCATCTAACCAGCAACTAACCAGCATCCAACCAGCATCTAACCACACAGAAGAAGGAAAAGAAGTTAAAGAAGAAGATAGTAATAGAGATGCTAACGCATCTCTTGTCGCTGATCGCGACGAAAGCGAGGTCGATCACGATCTGCTTGGTGATGATCTGAAACCCGCCAAGGTAACCCGAACCTCATTGCCGATTGTGGAATCCTTCAACGCCTACCAGGAAACCGCATTGCGTTGTGGCATCGCTCAAGCAAGGGCTCTGACGCCAGCCATCCGCAAAAGCATCAACGCACGATTGAAGGAATACGGGCCGAACGGCTGGGCTGATTGCCTGGCGAATATCGAGCGATCGGCGTTTCTGTGTGGGCATACGGAGAAATCAGATTTCCGCGTCAGCCTGCCTTGGATGTTGAAACCGGCCAACTTCGAAAAGATCGTGTCCGGCGTCTACGGCAACGGCCGCCACGCCGAGAAGATCCCCGAAACCGATGCAGCCAGCCTGTACGAAAAACTAATCGCGGGAGCGCAATCATGAGAACCGATCCATATCCCGGATATTCGAAATGCCCGCACCGCGGCGAGGCTTACAAGCTCTATTTGCGAACGGGCGACGTGGTGGATGTTTGGGGCCGGACAACACGCGGCAGCGGCCCGCCGCAGCATCCGATGACCGAGCACGAGTTCTATGCCGCGATTCAGAAGGCACCAAAGCCAGGCGACGATTTCGTCGTACCGTTTTCGGAGGCGTGGCGCGAACAGCGATATGAAACCCATCGAGAACAA